AGAACAACAAAGTCAAAGAGTACAAGATTATTTAAACTACTTGCTTACTTATGAAATGAAAGAATACAGAAGTGAAACTGAGAAGATGTTATTTTCTCTTCCTCTTGCTGGTTCTGCATTTAGAAAAGTTTACTTTGATCCAACTCTAAATAGACCAAGTGGTATATTTGTACCAGCTGAAGACTTTGTAGTTAATTATGGTGCAACTGATTTAGAGACTTGTGAAAGAGCTACTCATGTAATGAAGAAGTCAGCTAATGATGTAAGAAAAATGCAAGTTAGTGGATTCTATAAAGATATAGAGTTACCTGATAGCAAGCCAAGTCCTTCAGACATTACTAAAAAATATAACGAAATGACTGGTGAATCAGAAAGCTATAGCTATGACACTAGACATACTCTACTTGAAATGCAGGTAGATTTAGATTTAAAAGGTTTTGAAGATGTAGGTCAAGATGGAGAACCTACAGGTATAGCATTACCATATGTAGTAACAATAGATTTTCCTTCAGGCATTATTCTTAGTATTAGAAGAAACTACTATGAAGATGATGTTAATAAATTAAGAAGAATGCACTTTGTTCATTATCAATATTTACCAGGACTAGGTTTTTATGGCTTTGGTTTAATACATATGATTGGTGGATTAGCTAAATCAGCAACATCTATACTAAGACAATTAGTAGATGCAGGTACTTTAAGTAACTTGCCAGGTGGTTTAAAAGCTAGAGGATTGCGTATTAAAGGTGATGATAGTCCTATAATGCCAGGTGAGTTTAGAGATGTAGATGTACCAGGTGGTGCTATTAGAGACAATATAACCTTCTTACCATATAAAGAACCTTCAGCAACCTTGTTCTCACTACTAGGAAACATAGTAGAAGAAGGCAAGAAGTTTGCTAGCATAGCTGAAATGAAAACATCTGATATGAATAGTCAGGCACCTGTTGGAACAACATTAGCATTACTAGAAAGAAACATGAAAGTAATGAGTGCTGTTCAAGCAAGACTTCATGCTTCTATGAAAAGAGAGTTTGAAATACTTGTAACAGTAATTAAAGATTTTACAGAACCTAAGTATCCTTATGACCTTGATGAAGGTCAAGAAATTAAAGTACAAGACTTTGATGCAAGAGTTGATGTATTACCAGTATCTGATCCTAATGCAGCTACAATGGCTCAAAGAATTATGCAGTATCAAGCTGCAATGCAGTTAGCACAACAAGCTCCTGATTTATATAATCAAGCTGAATTACACAGACAAATGCTTGAAGTATTAGGTATTAAAGATGTTGATAACATTGTACCTCCACCAGGAGAAGTTAAAGCTGTTGATCCAGTTACAGCAGTTCAAAATATTCTTACTTCTAAACCTGTACAAGCTTTTCCAGATCAAGATCATGAAGCTCATATACAAGTTCTTTCCTCTGCTCAAGAAGACCCAAATATTATGGGCAAGCTAGAACAGAATCCACAAGCTCAAAGTATTCAAAGTGCTGCATCAGCTTACATAATGCAACATTTATCTATGCAATTTAGAGATCAAGTTGAAAGAGAAATGGGTATAGAGTTACCTCCAGAAGGAGAACCTTTACCTCCAGAAGCAGAAGCAAGATTAGCTTCTCTAGTATCAGAAGCAGCACAAAGAGTTGCTTCTACTAATGCTGCAAAAGCTGAACAAGCAAGAGTACAAGAACAAGCTCAAGACCCATTAATACTAGCAAAACAAAAAGAATTAGAAATTAGAGAAGCTCAAGTTCAAGGTAAGATTGATTACGATGAATCTAAATTAATGCTTGAAGGTGCTAAAGCTATATCTAATAAAGAAATGGAAATGGAAAGATTAGCTACACAAAAAGAAATTGCTGGTTTAAATGTAGGCGAGCGTATTGCTAGCAATTTGCTAAATGCTCAACAAATTAAAGATAAAAAAACTACAGATGATTACAAACTAGGTCTTGACATTGCAAAAGATATAGTGAAAGATATCAATCTGAATGATAAATGATATTAAAGAGCAATCACTTTCTGTTTTCTTAGTTAAAAAATTAAGAGAATTGATGAATGAATGTTCAGATCATATATCTACAGGAGGTTGTAAAGACTTCGCTGAATATAAAAGAATGACAGGAGTAATCGAGGGTTTGGCTCTCGCAGAACGTGAAATTCTTGATTGGAAAGAGCAACATATAAAGCAATAGGAACTCGACACCTTAAAGTCGTGCAAAATATGAGTGAAAAAAAAGAAGAAATAAAAAGACCAAAGCCAGATAGTGTTGAAAAACCAGAGGTTAGTGCTGAAGTAAAAAGTCAGTTACCTGTACCAAAAGGTTGGAAGATATTAATAGCTATGCCATCAGCTAAAGAAACAACAGATGGTGGAATCATAAAAGCTAGTAAAACTATGATAGACGAAGAAACCTCAAATATTTGTGGTTATGTTCTAAAACTAGGTACAGAAGCTTATTGTGATGAAAAAAGGTTCCCAACAGGACCTTGGTGTGAAGAAGGTGATTGGGTTATATTTCGTGCTTATTCAGGCACTCGCATGAAAATGTATGGTAAAGAGTTTCGTTTAATTAATGACGATACTGTGGAAGCAGTCGTTGATGACCCTACAGGAGTAGTTAGAGCATGAGTGAAGCAAACGAAATAGTACAAGAAACTGAATTACAAGAAGAAAGATTTTTTGGAGTTAAGACTGAAATTAATACTAATCCAAGTGATGAAGTAGAAATAGAAGTTATAGATGATACTCCTCAAGAAGATCGCAGATCACCTAAAGTAGAAACAAATGAAGTACCTGCGGATGATGATACTATCGATAAAGAAATTACAGACTACAGTAAAAGAGCTGGCGACAGAATCAGCAAAATTAAATATGAGTACCATGAAGAACGTAGAGCTAAAGAACAAGCTTTAAGAGAGTCTCAGGAAGCTGTAAAAGCATTACAGAATGTAATGTCAGAAAATCAAAAGTTAAAAACAGTTGTAGATCAAGGTGGTAATGTATTAAACCAACAAGCACTTAACAATGCTCAATGGGCAAAATACAATGCACAGCAAACATTTAAAAAAGCTTATGAAGAAGGCGATGCAGATGCTATGTCTAGTTCACAAGCTGAATTAGCACAAGCTACACTTGCAGAACAACAAGCTGGAAATTATGCACAAACAATGCAACATAATATTGCAGCACAGTATGTAGAACCAGTACAACAAACAAACAAAAAAGAACTTGATCCAGACATGAACAAGTGGGCACAAAAAAATCCTTGGTTTATGGGTAGTGAACCTGTACATAAGGAAATGACTTCTTATGCTATGTATGTAGATCAATCTTTACAATCTCAGGGTATAGACCCTGCTAGCAAATCGCAAGAATATTATAATCAAGTTGATAATTCTATGCGTAAACAATTTCCAAGTTTTTTTGGTGTACCAGAAACAAATTCTGTTGAAACAGAACAAGTTCAAGTTCCATCAAATAAAAGACAGGTATCAAATCCTGTCGCACCTGCTACGAGGAACAGTAGTAAAAATCCTCGCAAAATCCATCTGACTCAGAGTCAAGTCTCCATAGCTCGTAGACTTAATATAACTCCAGAGCAGTATGCAAACCAACTATTAAAGGAGTCTTAAATGTCCGAAATAGATAAAGAAATAAAAACTGCTAGCGAAGAGCAAGCAGTAGAGCGTACCCCTAGGGAAATAGAAAGCCGAGAGGCTTCTCAGCGTATACAAAGCTGGGAAAATCCATCAAACTTACCAACACCTACTGAACAAGACGGATGGGTATTTAGGTATATTAGAACTAGCCTTTTAGGTCAAACTGATAATCCTAATGTGTCCAGAAAGTTAAGAGAAGGATGGGAGCCTTGTAGATTAGAGGATCACCCAGAACTTCAAATTCATATGATGGACCATAATTCAGAATGGTCAGCTAAGGGTAATGTTGAAATTGGTGGACAGCTGTTATGTAAGATGCCAAAAGAGAAAGCGGAAGCTAGAGAGAAATATTTTAATGATATTGCTTCTCAACAATTGGAATCTGTAGATAACACTTATTTTAAAGATCAGGATTCTAGAATGGCTACTAAAGAAGTGTTTGAGAGAAAATCAAGAACATCATTTGGTAAAGATTCTTAATCCTATAATATAATTTATTAAATAGGAGACAATTATGTCATCAAGTGCAACTCCATTCGGAGCCTCCACTACTGGTACTATTGTCGGTGCAGCCTTTACTAATAAAGTTACACATTATAAAATTAAAAGTGCTTTTGCTACTTCAATTTTTTATGGTGATTTTGTTAAGTGGGGTGACGACAACCCAAATACTACTGTCCAAAAAGACACTGGTACTACAGCATTAACACCAATAGGTGTTTTTCTTGGGTGTGCGTACACTGACCCTAATACCAAACAATTTACGCCTAATCAAATGTTCACAGCTGGTATAGCTGCGGATGATATTGTGGCGTATGTTTGTACCGATCCTTTCGTAATCATGCAAATGCAATGCGATGGAGCGGCAGACCAAGACGATCTTGGTAAGAATTGTGCTGTTGTTCAAACAGCTGGTTCAACTGCTATCGGTAGAAGCAAAAATTCGGTTGATATATCAACTGTAGCAACTACTAACACACTACCTGTAAAGATTGTCGGCTTTGTCGATGGTCCTGATAGTGAAGTTGGTGATGCTTTCACAGATGTATTAGTAATGTTTAATGTCGGTCATCAGTTGCTAAACACAACTGGTATAGGTTAAAGGAGATAAATCATGGCAGCTATTTCAAGAGCTCAAGAGTTACATCAACTCTTACCTGGACTTAACGCATTATTCGGTGAAGAATATAATCGTTACGAAAACGAACATGAATCTATGTATACAACAGAATCTTCTGAGAGATCATTTGAAGAAGAACTGAAGTTATCTGGTTTCGGTGCAGCACCTGTAAAGAATGAAGGATCAAGTATCAGTTATGATACTGCTCAAGAATCATTCGTAGCAAGGTATACACATGAAACTGTAGGATTAGGTTTTAGTATTACAGAAGAAGCAATGGAAGATAATCTTTATGTTTCAGTTTCTGCTAGATATACTAAAGCACTTGCTCGTGCAATGTCTTATACTAAACAAGTAAAAGCAGCTTATCCATTTAATAATGGATTCTCAACTGCTTTTAAAAGTGGTGATGATGTGTCTTTATTTAGCACAGCTCATCCACTTGTAAGTGGCGGAACTAATAGTAACAGACCATCTGTAGCAGCAGATTTGAATGAAACATCTTTAGAAGATGCTATTATTCAAATAGGCAAGTGGACAGACGAAAGAGGACTAAAAATTGCAGCAAAAGCTAGAAAGCTTATAATTCCATCAGACTTACAGTTTGTAGCAACTAGATTGTTACAGAGTGATTATAGAGTTGGAACTGCTGACAATGACATAAATGCAGTCAAAACTAATGG